CCAGTTGTTGAAATCTCCAGCAGCACAGTTCTTGATTAGTCCATTATTCCCATAAGCAAAAAGATATGGGAACAACATCACAATGCCACCTGATACTGAGACATTATTGTCAAAGGTCAGAGTAACAGTCCCAGATGCCGTAGCCGCAAGGCTTAGAACAGCCGTCCAGACGCTTGCAACAGTTGCTGCGGATACCACCGTCGTTCCAGCCTGAATACCTGTCCCTGAGACTGATACACCAGCACCAATAGCCGCTACAGTGGTAGCAAACGTCACGCTGGTTGAAGTATTCGTTGTGGTGCCTACGGCTGTAAATACACCAACTTTAGTAAGGGTTGTTCCAGTAAATTCACCGTATAAAGGAGCGGTATTTACTGTTGATGAGATGTCTTTGAGATTCTGACCGGGGTGGGCAATCAGGTTATTCTTACCATTCCCAAGCGCATCATATCCAATGTCAAACTGCCACAATGTATTTGCGCTTGTAGCATATGAACTGGTAATCGGAGTTGGGCCAAATCCAACTCCGTCATCATTGTCAGTCGTCCACCGCTCTATTCCAGCGGTGTATCCAGAGATAACGTAGTTAAGACCGTTATCTGAACTCATAATCATTCCACGACTAATACCAGATGCATTAAGAAATGCACCGTTGTATCCACCAATCTTTCTGGGTCTTCCATATTGGAATCTTACCCACTTACCATCCACATAAGTATTGGAAGCAAATTGAGTATCATCCCGTTGTATTCCGGCACCAACCTGAAGATTTACAACCTTGGCAGTCATTAAAACACTCCAGAATTGATTCCTACCGGCATGAGCAATCCGCTTGCTGTAACTGTTCCGGCAATTACACCACCAACTGCAAAGCCCAATTGACCGCTGGCTGCAAGATATAGACCTGTAGTTGCATCACCAGTAAATGACAGTGAAGGGTTTGCGGCAGAGCCATTCCCCAAAGTCAAAGCATTGATTGTCGATGATGTAGATGTCTGTGCGTTGTAGACGTTAGTGCCATCACAGATCGCAATGATAGTCTGGCCTTGAGGCAAAACAACCGTAGTAGCACCACCCGCTGATGTTTTAAACGTCAGTGAATATGATCCAGTTGTTTTGTTTTGAAGTGAATACAGTTGAACTGTTGAAGGAACAATAACAATACAATTAGAAGTCAACACCCCTTGGTATTCTTGGATGATGTTGGCACCCTCTGCGGATGTCAGAGTAACCGTTCCGCCAGTAACGTTTTTTGTCAGCGTAGTAAAGAAGAATGTTGCTGAACGTCCATAGGCATAACTAAACCAATTAGACCCATTGGATACGACAACGAACGATTCTCCAATCTGCAGTTGTGCGCTGGCATTACCGTCTATGGTATTAGCGCCGGTCATTGCAATAGTAAGAATGCCAGTGCCGTTGTTCTTGATGATAATAAACCATCCAGCGCCTGAGTTTGATGCAGACGGCATGGTTGCAGTGCCTGCACCGCCCGTCCATGTATACATCGATGATCTATCACCGAATATGAATGTATAGTTTGCTGAGAATGTTGTTACAGCAGTTGATGTATTAAGATCAGTAGTAAGTGCGGTAAGACCGTATCCAGCAAGGGTTGCTGCATTAGCAGCGGAAGTCCCTGCTCCAAACTGGACTACGTCCCAAGTCCCGTTGTCTGCGGTGTTGGTGGTCAAATATACATACTGTGCGATGCCCGGCAAGATATTAACAATCAACCCGCCGCCAGCATTTTTTACTGCAAAAGAATTTGCCCCAATATTATTGATCAGGGTTGATTGACCAACCGATACTGCCTGAGCAGATGGCATGATCAAGCTAAGACCGGTGGTCGTAGCAATCACATCAATGATGTTGGCTACAACACTCGTCGTATTGCCATTGATAGGCCATTGAAGAGTTGTATCTGCGCTGATGGTCAAAGCTTCATACCCAACCTGTGATGGGCTGATAGTTTGACCAGTATAGGGATTTACATAACTTGTCATGATTAGGAGTCCACGGCTATGGCTTGACGGTCACCGACACGCGCAATATCTTCTGCCTTCAGCGCCTGTATAGATTCGGTGTATTTTTGTTGGAATATCTGACGTTGATCGTTCTTCAAGAACGGCATCGCTTGCAGCAGCGTTCCAAACAACATTGCATTCGGAGCATTTTGCGTAAGCCAATTGGTCTGATTGGTAGAACTCAACGGAGCAATACGCTCGTAATACAGAACCTCAAATGAGTAAGCCAAACTTGGGGTAGGCGCAAGATACCAGTGATCCCAATCCGTATCGGCGTAATACAGAGGAACATCTGTTTTGGTGCTATCAGGCCAGTAGTTCTTAAGGTATTCATACTTTCTGAGTAAAACCGGATTTGTGCTTCCGGCGACGGTAATGTTCATCGATACCGTCTTTCTCCATCTTGCAGGCTTCTGGAGAAGAGGGTTATTGATTGTCATTGTTGAGTTAACGATCTGCAATTGACCAAGCGTCTTGATCTCTTGCGCCACTTCAAACTCAGCCAAAGATATAAATGTAGGAATTGCCTCGACAACAGACGCGTCTTTTCTTTCCAGATACTGAAGCACCGTGGAAGTCAGGCTGTCATACGTCAATACCCATGATGGAATATTTGTCATTAATCACCCACTAATGTCTATCTTTTGTGCAGTTTACAAGAGCAAAGCCAATAAACATTGGAAATGTTAGTAAATATTTCATGCAATCATACCCTCTGCAGCATGATGAACCTCAGAAACCCGCCTCAACCAACCTTTGCCGAATACGTCAAACGTCTGCAGGCTGCGGTAAAACTGCTCTTTTAACCTGCTAAATTTCTCTAAAAACTCGTCAGGATCACAACTATTGGCTAGGGACATTGTATTCTTTCCTACAATGCCGTCTGCGGCTGTTCCTAACGCCGTTTGCAGCGTTTTAGACGCCCTGCCTATACCAGCGTTCACCGCGAAGTCAAACACCGCGTAATCGACGCCCAGAGGCAATTCGTCGCATTTACAGGTATCCCAATACATTTCCTTGTAGAACGGCGCTACCTTCTCAGGGGTTAGACTACGCATCTCTGCTTCATCGACGGGGCGCTTTACCCAATCCTGCCAAGCCTTTTTAGTAACTCCCAAATTAGTCATTCCACCCGGATCGCTTGGATGATTTACAAAATGCCCCTCTGAATTAAGGACTAGCTCAATAGAAGCAGGCCAGTTACTTAGCATCTTCTTCACTTTCGTTTGAGAATTTTATTCCTGCCAGCAAGCCAATAAACCCGCCGATAATCGTTTGAAACGCAGGGGCTAGAAGCTTGAAAATGTCCTCGTTGTCTACTTCATGATCAAACAACCCAATACACAGCGCACATACCATCCCAACAATGACGAGACACAACGTAAAGCTGACCATCGTTGTTACGACAAATGTAAGTTTTTCTTTCACCGCTTGCCCTCAGAGTTTTTTATTTTTTCTACTGATCTCATGGCACCTAAACCCAACATGCCCATCATCACTTGCATCGTCAGATCACTATTAATGACTGGAAAGTCTCCTGCATACCCAAGCCATACCTTTGCCGCAAACCTAGCAAAAGGTTCGACCAACGCCGCATACATAAGGCCAGCACCGCACACCCAGCCAATACAAGGACGCCATCCAGCCACAAACCAGTTGGTGCTTTTGGCTTCTTCAATATTTGTTTGAATCTGAAGCTTTGCTAAATCAGTATCTGCGGCAAGTTGGGCAAGCTCACCGTTTTGTTGCATACGGGCAAGCTCTAGTGCAGCAGCAGCCTTCTGCGCGGGGTCGGGCCATAAGCGGTCAATCAGACCTTTGCCCAAGTCAAACAGACCGGATAGCAGTAGAGGATTCATTTGTCGGCTTTGGCTTCCAGCTTCTCAAAAATCTTTGCCAGCATTGCTTTTATGTCCCGGATGTCCTCGCGGTAATCGCTACGCAGAACATATTCTTTCGGTAAGTCCTCGCGCAGCTTAGCAAGATCAGCTTTGAGTTCTTTGACCGCCGCCCACAGTTCACGCGCAAACCAGCCAAGGACAGTGAAACCACCAGCCAGCATTGCGTTA